AATTTTAAAAAACTATATTATAATTCAGATGTTACCAAACGAAACAGAAATGGTCAAACTAATTCGGGTCTTTACTCTTTTTTTATACCAATGGAGTGGAATTATGAGGGTTTCATTGATGAATATGGAGTACCTGTCTTTGAAACTCCAGAAAAAGAAACAATTGGTCCACATGGCGATGTCATTGACACAGGCGTTATTGAGCACTGGCAAAATGAAGCTGAGGGGCTCAAAAACGACCAAGATGGCTTAAATGAATTTTACCGTCAGTTTCCTAGAAGCGAAGAGCATGCCTTTAGAGATGAAACTAAAAATAGTATATTTAATCTAGTAAAAATATACGAACAAATAGATTACAATGAAGAAACAAACTCTAGCGTGTCAATTGGTAATTTCCAATGGCTCAACGGAGTGCAAGATACACAAGTGATATTTTATCCAGAACAAAAAGGTAGGTTTAGAATATCATGGGTACCACCTAATCATTTGCAAAATAGAGTAATTGAAAAAAATGGTGCTAAATATCCAGGCAATGAACACATGGGTGCTTTTGGTTGTGATAGTTACGATATATCAGGAACTGTTGACGGTTTAGGATCTAACGGCTCTTTACATGGCCTAACAAAATTTAGCATGGAAGATGCACCACCTAGTCAGTTTTTTTTAGAATATGTGGCTAGACCAGCAACAGCTGAGATATTTTTTGAAGATGTTTTAATGGCATTAGTATTTTATGGCATGCCATTATTAGCAGAAAATAATAAACCTAGATTATTATACTATTTAAAAAGAAGAGGTTATAGAAAATACTCAATGAACAGGCCTGATAAAACATGGAACAAATTATCAGTGACAGAAAAAGAGATAGGTGGTATACCTAACTCAAGTGAAGATATTAAGCAAGCTCACGCGGCTGCGATTGAAACATATATACAAGAACACGTTGGTTTAAAGCCAGATAATAGTTATGGTAATATGTATTTTAATAGAACATTAAACGATTGGTCTAAGTTTGATATAAACAGAAGAACAAAGTTTGATGCTACTATTAGTAGTGGTTTAGCAATAATGGCGTGTAATAGAAACCTATATGCACCCAATGCTAAAATACAAAAACAACAAGTTAATTTAAATTTTGCACGTTATACAAACGTCGGAACAAGATCAAAAATAATTAAATAAATATGGCTGAAACTTTACAAAAAGGTTATTTTCCTAGTCAAACTGTTAGTGACATTGAAAAGGCTAGTTACGAGTATGGTTTAGAAGTTGGTAAAGCTATCGAGTCAGAATGGTTTGGTAGAGACTCTGGCACTAATAGATTTAACGCTAATCAAGCTGAATTTCATAGATTAAGATTATACGCTAGAGGAGAACAATCTGTACAAAAATACAAAGATGAATTATCAATAAATGGTGACTTATCTTATCTTAATTTAGACTGGAAACCAGTCCCAATAATCCCTAAATTTGTTGATATTGTTGTTAATGGTATAGCAGACAGAGTGTTTGATATAAAAGCCTATTCACAAGACCCGTATGGCGTTAGCAAAAGAACAGAGTATATGGAATCTATATTGCGTGACATGCGAACAAAAGAATTAAACGAGTTTGCAGAAGAAGCTTTTGGTATTAACACATATGAGAATGATAAAGATACTATACCACGTGATGAAGAGGAATTATCACTGCACATGCAATTAACATATAAGCAGTCAATAGAGATAGCAGAAGAGCAAGCAATAAATACTATATTACAAGGTAATAAATATGATCTTACTAAAAGAAGATTATATTATGATTTAGCTGTTTTAGGTATCGCATCAGTTAAAAATACATTTACCAAATCACAGGGTGTTGTTATAGAATACGTTGATCCAGCAAATTTAGTATATTCATATAGTGATTCACCTTACTTTGATGATATTTATTATTGTGGTGAAGTAAAAACTATACCTATAAACGAACTTAAAAAACAATTTCCAGGGCTAACTAACGAAGATTTAGAAGATATAACTAAACAAGCAATACATAAAAGTACATTAAATAGAAATGGTTTATATGATAGAGCTAATTTAGATAGTAATATGGTCCAGATATTGTACTTTAATTATAAAACCTTTATGAACGAGGTTTATAAAATTAAAGAAACAGGTATGGGTGGATCTAAAATATTAATGAAAGATGATTCATTTAATCCACCAGCAGAAGTGGTATCTGAGAAGTATGGTAAAATATCTAAATCAGTAGAAGTATTATATGATGGTGCTTTAGTTTTAGGTACAAATAAATTACTTAAATGGGAAATGGCAAAAAATATGATGCGCCCTAAAAGTGATTATACCAAAGTTAAAATGAATTATTCTATATCCGCGCCTAGAATATATAAGGGCAGAATAGAATCTTTAGTTAGTAGAATAACTGGTTTTGCTGACACTATACAATTAACACATTTAAAGTTACAACAAGTAATGTCACGTATGGTACCTGATGGTGTTTATTTAGATGCTGATGGTTTAGCTGAAGTTGATTTAGGTAATGGCACAAATTATAATCCACAAGAGGCTTTAAACATGTTCTTCCAAACTGGTAGTGTTATTGGTAGATCATATAATGCGGATGGTGACATGAATCCAGGTAAAGTACCTATACAAGAGATACAGTCTGGCAACGGTGGCGGTAAAATACAAAGTTTAATACAAACATACAATTATTATTTGCAAATGATAAGAGATGTTACTGGGTTAAATGAGGCGAGAGACGCTAGCACGCCAAGTGAACACACTTTAGTTGGTGTTCAAAAATTAGCAGCCGCTAATAGTAATACAGCCACAAGACATATATTAAACGGTGGTTTATTATTAACATCTGAACTAGCAGAAAATTTATCATTAAGAATATCTGATATATTAGAGTATTCTCCTACAAGAAGTGCTTTTATACAACAAATTGGTGCGCATAACGTAGGAACACTAGATGAACTATCAATGTTACACTTACATGACTTTGGCATATTTATTGAGTTAACTCCTGATGAAGAAGAAAAAGCTATGTTAGAAAATAATATACAAGCTGCATTGTCAAAAAATAGTATTGAACTAGAAGATGCTATTGATGTTAGAGAAATAAAAAATATTAAACTTGCTAATCAACTTTTAAAATTAAGAAGAAAAACAAAAATTGAAAATGATCAAGCGATGCAGCAACAAAACATACAAGCTCAATCGCAAGCTAATGCTCAAGCTCAGCAGGTTGCAGCACAAGCTGAAGTACAAAAGCAAGAAGCGTTAACGCAAAGCAAGATACAACTAGAGCAAGCTAAGAGTGATTTTGATACACAAAAAATGCAAGCAGAAGCTGATTTAAAAAAGCAACTTATGGATCATGAGTTTCAGCTTAACATACAGCTAAAAGATAAAGAAATGGAAGCGTTAAAGCTTAGAGAAGATAGTAAAGAAAACCGCAAAGATGAGAGAACTAAAATACAGGCTAGTCAACAATCTGAGTTAATTGAACAAAGAAAAAGTGGCGGACCTGCTAAAAAGTTTGAATCATCAGGTAATGATATAATGGGTGGTGGAGTTGATATGGGCGGTATTTAATTTGTTTAATTTTATAATATTATATTATGTCTAAAAAAAAGAAAGAGGAAGTAGCAAAGGCTACTGACGAAAAAAAAGTCGTTGAGACTAAAATGGCTGATGATGATGGTAAGTTAAAAGTGAAAAAAAGACCTTCATTAAAAGGAAACACTAGCGATGAACCTGTCAAGGTTGACATGTCAAAGCCAGTAGAAAAACCTGCAGAAGAAGAGCAGGTAGAAGAGCAACCGAAAGAAGATACGGAACAGGAAGTTCCAGCTATTGAAGAGGTAGTTGAAGAAGAAGAAAAGGTTGAAGAAGAAACTGAAACACCAGTTATAGAAGAAGTAACAGCAGATGACGTAAAAGAAGAGGTAGAAAAAGTAGAAGAAGCTGTGGAGGAAGCTGTAAAAGAAGCTGAAGAAACTGGCAAGGAGCTTCCAGAGAACATAGAGAAACTAGTTAACTTTATGAAAGAAACTGGAGGTGATATTGAGGATTATGTAAAACTTAATCAAGATTATAGTAAGTTTGATGACACTGCGTTATTAAGAGAATATTATAAGCAAACTAAACCACATTTATCAAGCGATGAGGTTGATTTTTTAATGGAAGACAGTTTTACATATGACGAAGACGTCGATGAACTTAATGACGTCAAGAGAAAGAAATTAGCGTTTAAAGAGCAAGTTGCCAACGCTAGAACCCACTTAGACGGGTTAAAGTCTAAATACTATGAAGAGATTAAAGGTGGGGCTAAGTTAGCGCCAGAACAACAGAAAGCCATTGATTTCTTTAATAGATACAATGAGGAGAAAAAGCAAAGCGATAAGTTAGCAGATCAACAACGTAATGTTTTTCAACAAAAAACAAACGAAGTATTTAATAAAAATTTTAAAGGCTTCGAGTACAATGTTGGTGGAAAGACATTTAGAATTAATGTTAAAGATGTTAACAACGTTAAAGAGGCACAGAGTGATATTGGTAACTTTGTTAATAAATTTCTTAATAAAAAGCAAGAGATTAATGACGGAGTTGGTTATCACAAGTCTTTATATACAGCGCTAAACGCAGATGCTATAGCAAATCATTTTTACGAGCAAGGCAAGGCTGATGGTGTTAAAGAAAGCATAGATAATGCTAAGAATATTGACATGTCACCTAGAGGAGGTTTTACAGAACCTGCAGTCGGAGGAGTAAAAGTAAGAGCTATTAGTGGAGATTCTCCTAACAAACTTAGATTTAAAATTAAAAGTAAAACTTAAAAATTAATACAAAATGGCAGCAGTAAATCCAACGGCAGGCGGTAATTTAAATTCCGTACCTGCCCCAATTAAGCAAACCCTTTCTAGTAACTACATTGACTTTACGTCAAGTGCTACTGAAGGTTGGGCTCAGCAGTATTTACCTGATATTATGGAAAAAGAAGCAGAGGTTTTTGGTAACAGAACTATCTCTGGTTTTCTTTCTCAGGTTGGTGCTGAAGAGGCTATGACTTCTGACAGAGTTATCTGGTCAGAACAAGGTAGATTACATCTATCATATACTGGCGCGGCTATTACCGACGCTGGTGTTATTACAATTGCTAACTCAGGCACTCATGCTGTTAGAGTAGGACAAACTATCGTTCTTTCTGACAACCAAGCTACGCCTAAGATTATCAAATGTTACGTTAAAGCGGTTGCAGCGGACAACACAACTTTAACTGTTGTACCTTACTCAGGTGGGGCTACAGTTGGAGCAGTAACTGGTTTCGACACAGCTACTGATAGTGGTTCAAACAAATGTGACTTCTTCGTATATGGATCTGAATTCAAAAAAGGAGTTTCAGGTATGAACAATTCCGTAACACCTCAACACAAAACTTTCGTTAACAAGCCAATTATCATTAAAGATAAATTTGAAGTTAGCGGATCTGATGCTTCGGCTATCGGTTGGGTTGAAATTTCTGGTGAAGACGGGCAGTCAGGATACTTATGGTATCTAAAAGCAGAAGGTGATACAAGATCAAGATACTCTGATTACTTAGAGATGGCAGTGATTGAAGGTGAATTAGCTAAAGCTACAGGTGCTGTAGATACTGAACTAGGAACAGCTGGTTCTGATGACACAGCGGGTACTGAAGGTTTATTCGCAGCTATCACAGCTAGAGGTCATGTAACTTCTGGTATTCTAGGTTCATCAGCTTCTGATGATTTAGGATCTTTTGACAATATACTTAAAAAATTCGATGCTCAAGGAGCTATTGAAGAAAATATGTTATATGTCAATAGAGACGTTTCATTAGCTATTGATGACATGTTAGCAGCGCAAAATTCTTATGGATCTGGTGGTACTTCTTACGGAGTATTCAGCAATGACGAAGATATGGCGTTAAATTTAGGTTTCTCTGGTTTCAGAAGAGCGTCTTATGACTTCTACAAAACTGACTGGAAATACTTAAATGATGCAAGTCTTAGAGGTATGGAGAATATCTCTGACGTAAGAGGAGTTGTTATTCCTGCGGGAGTATCAACTGTATATGATCAAACTTTAGGTAAAAACTTAAAGAGACCTTTCTTACACGTTAGATATAGAGCATCTCAAGCAGATGATAGAAGAATGAAATCTTGGATCACAGGTTCAGTTGGTGGAAACATCACTTCTGATCTTGATGCAATGGAGGTACATTACCTATCAGAAAGATGCTTAGTAGTACAAGGAGCTAATAACTTCATGTTACTTAACTAATACTTTTTAAAGAGTTAGGGTGCTTCGGCACTCTAACTTTTATTTTTAATATTTAATTTTATTATATAATGAAAAAATCAAAAAAAGCTGATGATCAGCTACAAAAAGCTTCATTAAATACAGCTAAATCTACTACTATAAAAGAAAAAGTAATAGAGCCTGAAGCGAATAAGTGGGAAGCGAGAGATCGTACTTATTACTTAGCTGGTGATATGTCACCATTGACATACACAATTAAATCAAGAGGCATATATTGGTATGACGAGGAGTTAGGCTATGAAAGAGAACTTAAATATACTCAAAACCAAAAAACACCTTTTGTTGATGAATTTAAAGGTGATGCTAGATTAGCACACATAACTTTTGAAGATGGCGTCTTAAACGTGCCAAAATCAAAACAACCACTGCAAAAATTATTATCTTTATATCATCCAGATAGAAATAGAATATACTATGAGTTCGATCCAGTGCAAAACGCGGTAGACGACATGGATGAATTAGAGATGGAAATTGAAGCATTAAATACAGCTAGAGACCTAGAAGTAGATGTTGCAGAGTCTGTTTTAAGAGTAGAACAAGGTAGTGCGGTAAGTCGTATGACCTCAAAGGAAATTAAAAGAGATACATTATTATTTGCTAAGAAAAACCCATTGTTGTTTTTAGAATTAGTGAATGATGAAAATGTTCAACTTAGAAACGTAGGTATCAAAGCTGTTGAAGCGGGTATTATAGCTTTATCTTCGGATAATAGATCTTTTACTTGGGCTAGTAAGAATAGAAAAATTATGACAGTTCCATTTGAAGAAAATCCGTATTCAGCATTAGCTTCATTTTTCAAAACAGATGAGGGTATAGAAATATATCAAGCAGTTGGAAAAAGATTAAAATAATAATCACTTTATAGAGTAGTCATCTCTATAGGTGACTACACTATATAAAAAAGAAATTATGGCAGTAAACATAGATACAGTTTATCAAAGAGTATTATCAATAGCTAACAAAGAACAAAGAGGTTACATAACACCACAGGAGTTTAATTTATTAGCAAACCAAGCTCAACTAGAAATATTTGAGCAATACTTTTATGACTTAAATCAGTTTGGTAGATTACCTGGTAATGAAACTAAATATGCAGATATGGTAGATTCATTAGAAGAAAAAATATCTATATTTGAAAAGTTTAGACAAGACGTTAGCATGGGTAGCGGTGGAGTTGGTACTTTGCCAGCAAGTGTACATAAACTTGGAACTGTCAATTATAACAATGGATCACAATACATTGAAGTAGAACACATAAATCAAAACGAGCTTAATAACTACGTAAACTCACCATTAGCACAACCAACATCAGGTAGACCTTTATATATAAAAACGTCAGGTACAGCAATACAAGTTTACCCAGTTACTATAGTTTCTGGAATAACGTGTAATTATATAGCTAAGCCGTCAGAGGTAGAGTGGAAATATATTCTTGTTAATGATCAAGCTTTATACAATGCTAGTACGGCTATTAGTTTTGAATTACATGCATCTGAAGAATCAAAGCTTGTTTTAAAAATATTAGAATTATCTGGTATAGTTATAAAACAACCAGATTTATATCAACTAAGTGATAAGGAAGAAATAGAAACTATACAACAAGAAAAAGCATAATAAATGGGATTACTAGGAACAACAACACAAGAGTCGTATTATAATATAAGCCAATCATTTTCAGGTAATGGTACAGCGAAAGTATTTCAATTACTGACAACATCATTTGATCCTTTACCAACTAATGAAAACCAGTTTAATGTTTTTATAAATAGTAGACAAATATCAAGCTCTAATTATACATACTCTTCACCGAATTTAACATTTACAAATACTAACGTTGATGATGAAGTTCAAGAGTCAGATGGTGCTCCTAAAAGTGGTTTAGCTGTTGTTGTGAAACAAATAGATACAGCTGAAAGTTATGGTAACTATCAGTATGTAAAAATGAGAGACGTTATAAATAACTTTATGGTCGCTTATGTTGGTGAAAATAAAATAATATCAAAAGCATCAAGATCATTAGTGGGTTTCCACGCACAAAGAGGTATACAAGAATTTAGTTATGACGTATTAAGATCAGAAAAATCTCAAGAAATAGAATTACCTCCATCGTTACAAATGATACTACCACATGATTACGTAAACTATGTCAAGTTGTCATGGGCGGAAAACGAAACTGGTATAGAGCACATATTATATCCTGCCACAAAAACAGGTAACCCTAAAGCTTTATTACAAGATGCTGATTATAATTATATATTTGATAATAGCACGGGTAAGTTATTAACAGCTGAAAACTCTGATACTTGGACAAAATATTCCACTAATACAACAGATGATGCTACTAAAGACAGAAGAACACAAGAAGAACTACACGATGTTTACATAGGTCAAAGATACGGTATTGATCCACAATTTGCTCAAAATAACGGTAGTTTCTTTATCGATAATACAAGAGGTAAAATACATTTTAGTTCTAACCTTAGTGGTAAAATTATAGTGTTAAGGTATATTAGTGATTCACTAGGTACTGATGATGAAATGCAAGTACACAAGTTTGCTGAAGAAGCTCTTTATAAGCATATAGCTTATTCTATATTATCTACTAGTGCTAATATAATGCCAGGTATTGCAGCTCAGTTTAAAAAAGAAAGATTTGCTGCTATGAGAAATGCTAAACTAAGGTTATCTAATCTTAAATCAGAAGAGATAACTCAAATAATGAGAGGTAAGTCAAAACATATTAAACATTAATTAAATGGCGGAATTAAAAAGACATTTTCGTGCAGGTCGTATGAACAAAGACTTGGACGAAAGACTTGTTCCTATAGGTGAATACAGAGATGCGCAAAACGTTGAGATATCTACATCAGAAGACTCTAACGTTGGCGCATTACAAAATGTATTAGGAACAACATTGAAAGACGGTAAGTCTTATAATTCTAGCACAAAAGCATTAACGTTATGGGGTAGTTCTTCAAACTCTATAAAAGATTTAACATCACCAGAATGCATAGGTTCATATGTAGATAATCAAAACAACAAAATATATTGGTTTATAAAAGCAACAGGTGTAAGTGCTATAGCTGAATACGATGAGGCTACTGGTGTTATAGCTCCTATATTAGTAGATAAAAACAATATACTTAACTTTAGTTCAGAGTATTTAATAACGGGTATAAACACTATAAATGGTTTGTTGTTTTGGACTGACAACCAAACAGAACCTAAAAAAATTAAAATATCATCATTTAAATCTGGATCTACAAACTTTAATACACATACCACGTTTAACAGCGTTGCTTTTACAGAAGATGATATAACGGTTATTAAGCTGTCACCAAGATCAGCACCTACACTAACAATGTCAACATCAAAAAGAACTGGCAATGGTACAGGCACTACGCCAGCTTATGCTTTACATGATTTTAGTGTATCTGGAACAGACCCGCATCCAACGGGAACAGAGAGAACAATAACATTTTCACCAGCACCAAATTACGAGGTAGGTGATGTTATTACATTAACAAGTGAAGATATATCTGAAGATTTAGAAAATACCTACGAAATAAAGATATTAATAATAGAGTTAATAAACAACGCTCAGGAAATAAAAGCTACTATACAAAGTATACCAGCTGAAGTACCTAATAATGCAGTAAGATGGACAGCTTTATTAGATGAAGAAGAGCCAATGTTTGAAAAGAAGTTTGTAAAATTCGGTTACAGGTGGAAATATAAAGATAACGACTACTCAACATTTTCACCGTTTAGTGAGATAGCATTTTTACCTCATGAATTTGGTTATAAATCAACTGATGGTTATAATGTAGGTATGATTAATAATTTAAGAAAATTAACTATTAACAT